CAGCAATCACAACAACAGCAATTGCAGATCTTAACGCAGTAGTAGAAGCAATGACAGCTGGTGGCGTAAAAGGCACAGACGATGCAGTAAGCATTGCAGGTGTTGCACACACAGCAACTGGCGTTGCACACATTGCAGTACAAGGCACAGGCGTACTAACACCTGGCGCTGACTACCGTGGCGTAACAGGTGTAACAGCAGCACTAGTTGCAACGTTCACAGACTAAATTCTAACTACCTTAGAATCGTGATTATGGCCGTAAGGCAGGCGTCACACTAAACAGTCACTTTAACGAGTGACTGTTTTTTTATGACTTAAATACTGTATGAGATTTATAATACATACACTTGTAGACATAACTGAGACCGGCAGTCGACGTGGTGACGATCCCAAACAGTATCGTCAACAACAAAATTTCCTTACAGTTATGCAAACAATTGGAATGAGAGTAAATCCAACTTACATAACATCACCAGAGATTGTTGAAGACATTCCTAGTAAATACAACCTGGGTACAAAATATAAGAACAAGCAAAACATATGGCAATATGAGTTTGATATAGAATATACTGATGCACTAGACATTGATACACTAAAAAATGACTTCAATCTTATACCAATTATCACAGGATTGGATGAAACTGTGAGCTTTGAAAATGACGTTTTTATCACCAAAAACCCTAGTATAAACAACATATTTTTCGATTTATATGATAAATAAAATTGTAGCTTAAAAACTACCAGGCATATAAAACACACATCCGAAGGCCAACCTTGAGTTTACTTTAACCATTACTGGAGTTATATATGTCTGACACAATTAAGACAACAAGTTTAGAAAAAGAAAGTTTAGAAGCACACGTTGATCTGTGCGCATTGCGCTATGACAACTTAAATAATCGCCTAAACACTGTTGAATCAACTCTTAAATCAATTCATGAAGACATCAAAAGTGGTCAAAACTCAATGACCAAAGTGCTAGTTGGCACAGCAGGAACAGTTATTGCAGGTTTACTATCAACTGTTGTCGTCATTTTAATGAAATTCTAATCCACTCACGATAAATAACTATATGTTATTACGTGAGTTTTTTATTGACCCCGAAGAAGAAGTCCTAGAAGAAGGACAAACATGGGCACGATCTGGTAAGAAGGTTGTGCGCAAATTCCGTTGTTCTAGTGGACCACGTAAGAATCGAGTTGTTGCTAAGATGGCACAATGCTTTGCAGCACCTGATGTTAAAAAACGCATGATCTTTAAAAAGACCAAAGCTAGACTAGGTGGCAGAATGATTCGCAAAGCTCGTAAAACCAAACGTATCAATCCAGCAAGTAAAAGAGTGCAAGCTCTTAACCGTAAGAGGTAATAAATGTTATTAAGAGAGCTTCTTACAGAATGGGTATGTGGTCAGTGTAATGCAGAGCCATGTGTTTGCGAAGGCAACGAGTTCGAAGAAGGCGTAACAACTATCTTTGGTAAGAGTGGTAACAAGACTGTGCGTAAGTATCGTTGCACAAGTGGTACACGCAAAGGACGTATTGTTGCAAAACCAGCAACGTGTAATGCCCCTAAAAATGTTAAGGCAGCAAATACACTAAAGAAAACTAGACGCTCTAAAGGACCGCAGATAAGTATAAAGAGCACACGTACCAAACGTACAAATCCAGCTAGCCAAAAGCTAAAAAGATTAAATACTGGACGTAGAAGAATTAAACCTAGAAACAGAAGAGGTGCAAGGATATGAGAATAGATGAACTAGTAGGAACACCAGCTGACCAACAAGGTATGGCTACACCAACAAATGTTGCAGGCACTCCTACAGCAGATCCAACTCAGCCTGTGCCTGCTCCAGGACAACAGATGGGCGCCAACAATAAAAGTCCTGAAGCAATGAAAGCAAAAGCTGATCAAAAGAAACAAGTTCAAGCACAAATCAAATCAACACAAAACCAATTAAATCTTTTAAAAAAGCAGTTGGCAAGCATAAGATGAGAATCATAGACATCGTAGATGAGATATACATGACCAATGAAGAGAAATCTCTTTTGGAAACCATCGACGATGTACGTCCGCTAGGATCATTTCCTGAGCGAGATCAAACCATTATCAATAACCTAATTCGTAAAAGTATAATAAGTAAAGTACAAACTCAAAATGGAACGATAGTGGTGATACGGAATGACAACTGAAAATCTATTAAATGACCTGGAAGAAATCGTTAACAAAGGACTTGAAGACAGTGCTATCCCTGATTCGAGAGGTAATAGCATCAGAATCAAGCATATCGTGGTTCGCAAAAGTCCTAAAGGTTATCTGATCTATGACGCCAAAGAAAATCGTCAAGTAACACGTACTATATTTAAAACTACTGCAATTGCAATTGCTAAAAATTTAGCGCAAGGAAAAGATTTAGTCGAAGAGCTCATAGAGTATGATAATATGATGTCAAAACATTATAATGATGCAGTATTTTACAAACATTCTATTAAAAAATGCAAAGATGCACTAACAAAAGAGATAAGAGAAACAAGATTAGACATATCCATACAAGAATCTAGACGAGTACGCAGTCTTTTAGACCACTATATTTTTTGTTAGTGATAAATATAATATAGAACACCTATCAACAGGAAGAATAAAATGCAAATTAGAGAATTTTCAAAGCCATTAACGGCTGCAAAACTAAATGAAAGCCTAGCACAACGCTTTGGTTCAAAGATTAACATTGACGAGTTTACAACTGAGCAACTACAAGACGCTCGTAACAAATTACGCACTCAAGTGTTTAATGTAGAAACAACTGAAAGCTTTGACGCTGTTCAGCAAAAAGGTCACAGCAAGAACAAATTGTTCTTAGACGTACTTAATGCTGCATTATCAGAACGTGATGATGTTGCTGTAGCAATTGATGAAGCAATTGAATCATTAAACGAAGGCGAAGAAGATAAAGCAGAGCTAGTAATGGCAGCTAAGGACATGGTTGATCGTGTTACTGGTTGGATGGAAGACACTGCTGAAATGCAAACAGAGTCAATGCTAGAACTAGCAGATGCTATCCGTGACGAAATGGGCAGTGAGCAAGCAGAAGCATTTACATCATCAGTGAAGCCTGCACTAGAAGCAATGTACGGTGTAATGGAAACAACACGAGTTACACTAACACAAGGTGTTGGTATGCTAACTGGTGAAGCTGAGCCAATGGATGCTATGGGTGCTGAAGATCCAGACATGGATATGGAACCAACAGTTGATGGCGACGAAGACGAAACAGAAGTACCACTAGGTGATACAGATGACGACTTTGGAGCAGCAGATGCAGCAGCAGGCGGCGACGAACTAGGTGGTCGTGAAAAGCGTGAAAGTATAGAGCGTTCAAAAAAAAAGTAAATGAAGCTGTAGATAGTCAGTCTATCTACGCTTTACTACGCCAACAGAAAGCAGCCGGAGTGGCTGCTTTATCTATTAAAAAACTAGACAAATACATGCGCAATCAAGGCAAAGGCAACTTTGACTATGAAAGTTTCAAAGCAATGTATGATGCTGATCCAAGACTACAACAGCTAGTTACTAACTTTGATAAAGACAAGATTGAGTTTAAGCAAAGTGAAGTAGATGATGTTGCAGGAGCAGTACCAGGCAACCCAGGTCGTCCAAGTGACACTGTGGGCAACATGGCTAAAAACGCTACAGACGTAGGCGACAAACTTTAAGACGTAAAATAGCATAGAATTTACGTCTATTATTGAGATAGACGTAAATCTTAAACATAATTACACATAAGAGGACGCAACGATGGCGTATTCGGACAAAGTGTTAGACCATTACGAAAATCCCCGTAATGTTGGTAAGTGGGATCCAGCAGACAACATTGGAACAGGAATGGTAGGCGCTCCTGCTTGTGGTGATGTTATGCGATTGCAAATCAAAGTAGAAGACAATGTAATAACTGATGCTAAGTTCAAAACATACGGCTGCGGCAGTGCTATTGCCAGCAGTAGTTTAGTTACAGAATGGGTAAAAGGCATGTCCTTAGAAACAGCAGCCCAAATAAAGAACACAGACCTAGCAACAGAACTTGCACTTCCTCCAGTTAAGATACATTGCTCAGTACTAGCAGAAGATGCTATCAAAGCAGCAATAGCAGACTATAAATCAAAATAACGGTTGACAAGATACTCAATTGGTGCTATTATAAACACTAATAGGAGAACTTATGACTGATAGAACCCACGAAGACATTGTTAAAAACATTACAGAAGTAATGGAACAATATGTAGCACCAAATGTAGCACAGCACGGAGGCGAAGTAAACTTTGTCAGCTTTGAAAACGGTGTCGTATTAGTAGAATTAAGTGGAGCATGTTCGGGTTGTGCAGGCAGTACAATGACACTCAAACATGGTATCCGACAAATGATGACACAGTTAATACCAGAAGTATCAGACGTTGAAGGCATTGATGATCCGCTTTCAACAGTTGATCCGTATTTTATGCACGATCCATTTGGAGATCACAGCTTTGGCGAGGAAAATTAATTGAGTTTAATTATAGAAAAGTACAAGTATGAAAAACTCAAACGTGTTGAAGTAGACGGCAAGCGTCGATATGCAGCACCAGGCGGACCTCCAGTAGCAAGTGTAACAACTATCCTTAGTGGTACTAAAGATATGAGTCATCTCATTGCTTGGAAGAAGCGTGTAGGCGAAGCAAAGGCACAGGAAATTGTTACTGAAGCTAGTGGCGTAGGTACACGCATGCACAAGTATCTTGAAGACTATGTAGACAATGGTGTGTGGACAGAAAGCGCAGGCAGCAATCCATACGCACAACAAGCCTACAAGATGGCATGTGTTATACGTGACGAAGCTATGGGTGATGTAGATGAAATATGGGGCAGTGAAGTTCCGCTTTATGTCCCTGGCATCTTCGCAGGCACAACTGACCTAGTAGGACAGTACAAAGGCAATCCTTGTATTATGGACTTCAAGCAAACCAACAAGCCGAAGAAGCCCGAGTGGGTAGAAGACTATTATCTACAGCTTACAGCATACGCACTAGGACACAACGAAGTACACGGCACTGACATACGTGAAGGACATATCTTTATGTGCAGTCGTGCTTTAGAGTACCAACAATTTGATCTATGGCCAGATGAGTTTGCAGAATGGGAACAAGAATGGTGGAATCGCTGTCGCCAGTATTATGAGAAGCACGGATAAATACTACTACAATAACGTAGGAGTATTAGTATGGCCGTAGTTTCCATCAGCAGAATTCAAGTTCGAAGAGGACAAAAAAACACAGGTAGCGGATTACCACAATTAGCAAGTGGTGAATTTGGATGGGCTGTTGACTCACAAGAATTATTTATTGGTAACGGCAGTGTAGCAGAAGGTGCTCCATATGTAGGCAACACTAAAATGTTGACTGAAAATGATAACCTATTTGAGTTTGCAAACACATATTCATATAAAAACAATTTAAACGTACAAACAGGTGATTCTCCTAATAATCCTGTACTACGAACTTTACAAGCTAGACTAGATGATAGAGTAAGTGTTCGTTCTTTTGGTGCTCCGGGCGACGGAACAAATCAAACACTTGCACTACAACGTGCAATTGATCAATTATACTTAAATGCATCAAATAAAGGACAAGCGCAAGCTAGAGTTGAACTTATCCTCGAACCAGGCGAATACTTAATAAATGACACAATTTATCTACCACCTTTTACAACTATCAGAGGCGCTGGCAAAGACAAAACTATTATTAATGCCGGAAACCATGTAGCATTTCAAACAGTAAATGAAACAAGTACACCTGGAGTGTATGCAAGCGATGCAACTAGTACAACATTAAACCAAGCTAGAGATATTAGTATATCAGGCTTAACAATTAATACAACACAAGGCCCTGGATTAAATTTAGTTAGTTGTAAAGACAGTAAATTTACAGATATAGTTTTATCAGGAGACTATACTTTGGGCGATGACATTGACGTGAACAGTAATGGTATAAAACTTACATCACTTAGTACAGCAGTTAGTTCAAACAATAACTTATTTACTAATGTTGAAATAAGAAAATTTGCAACAGCAGTTTATTCAGATAATGACATAGCAAACAACACATGGTCAAAATGTACTTTTGATACACTTTATCAAGGATTTGCTTTTGGAGTAGGCACAATATTAGGAACCAGTGGCATGTTAACTGGACCAATTAACAATAGAGTAATTGAAAGTAAATTTGATAATATTTGGTCAATAGCAATTCATATCGAAAATGGTACAGAAAATTCCAGTCAACACAACAAATATTACAATGTGGGCAATAATGGCGGATCTGCAACACTCAATCAACATCCAGTTATTAAATTAGTGAGTATTAGAAATGCTAGTACAGATGATTGGTTCCAACGCAGTGAAGAACTAGGATACAACGAAACATATAAAAATAATGTAAGGTATAATCCAGAAGTAAAAGGTCCAGTTATTACAGAATTTGGTACAACACACAAGTTAAGTTTAAATAACAGTGGAGAGTTCACTAAATTGTTTAGACTGCCTGCTGAAACTACTAAAGGTTATGAAATAGATTACATTTATAAAAGCAATATTGTTGATGCAACAAGAATAGGAACAATGACATTGGTTGTTGATCCTGTAAATGATACCTATAATTTTTCTGATGAATATGATTATACAGGTAATATAATTTATTCAGAGCAATTGTCATTTGATGCAAATCTTTATGACGAAGACGGTGACACTAATAATGACACAGTATCTGTAATGATGCAAAATCTAACAGCTAACTCTAGTGGTACTATTAGTGGAATAGCATTGACAAATCCTGTAGTAGTTACAACAAGCAATGATCCAAATTTAACATCTGGACAACAGATATTAATCACGGGTGTAGTAGGAACAACACAATTGAATAATAATAGATATTATGTTGACAATGTGACTAATACAGGCGGCACAACATATACATTTGAATTGTATACAGATATCTCATTGTCAACTAGTGTTAACGGCGGCGTAGGATTTACTCCATGGACGTCAGGCGGCAACGTATCAAATAGTGACAATGCTAGTTTTCATTATAGAGTTAAAACTAAATCGTAATTTTATGCTTGACAATTACCGTTGTTCTATGTTACTATATTAATATAGAAACAAGGTAAAAAAAGTACAATTATGTTTGAAAAACCATATCAAGAAAGACTGTTGTTCTGGAGAGAACTCCGGGATAGTCTTGAAGTTTCAAAAAATCCTATTCAAGATACAATAGATTTTTACAATTGTGCGCCACACTGCTCGATTGCAACTGATCCTTACACTCCAAGTAGTTGGCCTGATCCTTGGGAACTATTAGAGGAAAATAATTATTGTGCCTTTGTAAAGATTCTTGCAATTTGTTACACCTTGCAATTAACTGATGTTTTATCCCAGGCATCGTATGAGATACATATTACACGAGACAATAAATCATCATCAACATACTACTTACTTTTCGTTGATGATCAAGTAATCGGATTCAACGGAGATACACATGTACACAGGAAAGAATTACCCACCACTTTATTTTCTGAACTTGTGCATAAACTCCCAATACACCAATAAATAACAGATAAACTAAAAGAGGATAACGAATGTCAAATGGAACGATGATCGTCAAGCGTGACGGTACAAAAGAACACCTTAACATAGATAAAATTCACAAAGTAGTGGAGCATGCATGTGAAGGTTTAGCAGGTGTAAGCAGCAGCCAAATTGAAATGAATGCAAATATTCAATTTTATGATGGCATGAGCACTAATGAAATTCAAGAAGTATTAGTACGTAGTGCAAACGATCTTATTTCGTTAGATGTACCAAATTATCAATATGCGGCAGCAAGGCTGCTAGGTTATGGCGTGAACAAGATGGTGTTTGGTGAGTACAATGCAATTACACTACAACAAAATATTGACCGCAATATCGAACGTAATGTATATGATGCAGAGATTTTAGAAAAGTATACAGCAGATGAGATTGCTACGCTTGACAGCTACATTCGACACAAGCGTGATGAAAACTTTACCTATGCAGGCTTGCGTCAAGTAGTAGACAAATATTTGTGTCAAGATCGTTCCAGCGGCGAAATATTTGAAACTCCACAGTTTATGTATATGATGATCGCAGCAACACTATTTGCTAACTATCCAGCAGAAACACGTATGCATTACGTAAGAAGATACTACGATGCGACTTCATTGTTTAAAGTCAATATCCCAACGCCTGTTATGGCAGGAGTGCGTACACCAGTACGTCAATTTGCTAGTTGTGTACTAGTTGATAGTAATGATACTCTTGACTCCATTTTTGCTAGTGATATGTCTATCGGACGATATACCGCGCAGAGAGCAGGAATTGGAATTAATGCTGGGCGTATACGCGGTGTTAACAGCAGAATCAGAGGCGGAGAAGTAGCACACACAGGTATTGTTCCGTTTCTAAAGAAGTTTGAATCAACGGTGCGTTGTTGTACACAGAATGGTGTACGCGGCGGCAGTGCTACTACCCATTTTCCGTTTTGGCATCAAGAGATTGAAGACATCCTTGTACTAAAGAACAACAAAGGCACAGAGGACAACAGAGTACGTAAGTTAGATTATTCAATTCAGCTTAACAAAACTATGTATGAAAGATTGTTAACTGGCGGCGACATAACTCTTTTCTCGCCACATGATGTTCCCGGATTGTACGAAGCATACTTTGGTGATCCAGAAGCGTTCCAAGAGCTTTATGAAAAGTACGAACGTGCTACCAGCATTAAAAAGAAAGTAGTGCCAGCAATGGAATTGTTTTCAGCATTAATTAAAGAACGTGCTGAAACAGGACGTATCTATATTATGAATGTAGATCATTGTAATACACACAGCTCATTCAAAGACACAGTGTACATGAGTAACTTGTGCCAAGAGATTACACTGCCAACTAAGCCACTAGAACACATTGATGATGAAGAAGGCGAAATTGCGCTATGTATTCTAAGTGCTATTAATGTAGGCGTTATTAAAAGTTTAGACGACTTAGAAGAGCTCTGTGAGCTAGCAGTACGTGCTTTAGAAGAGATTATCGATTACCAAAAGTATCCAATCAAAGCCGCAGAAATTAGTACAAAAGCAAGACGATCACTGGGTGTAGGTTATATTGGACTAGCACATTATCTTGCCAAGAACAAAGTACAATATAATGATCCACAAGCTTGGAAACTGGTACACGATCTTACAGAATCATTCCAGTATTACTTGTTAAAAGCCAGCAACAAATTAGCGCAGGAGAGAGGAGCTTGTGAGTACTTTAATCGCACTAAATACAGTGATGGCATTATGCCAATCGACACTTACAAGTCAGATGTCGATAACATTGTAGCAAACGAGTTAAATTATGATTGGGCATCTCTTAGGAAAGACATATTGGAATTCGGACTTAGGCACAGCACTTTGTCCGCACAAATGCCTTCGGAGAGCAGTTCCGTTGTGTCGAACGCAACAAACGGAATCGAACCACCTAGAGGCTACTTGTCCGTTAAGAAGTCCAAGAAAGGGCCTCTTAAACAGATTGTTCCACAATATCAAAGCCTTAAGGCGCACTACACCTTGCTGTGGGACATGCCTAGCAACGAAGGTTATATCAATGTAGTTGCAGTAATGCAAAAGTTCTTCGATCAAGCTATTAGTGGCAACTGGAGTTACAATCCAACACACTTCCCAGATAATGAAGTGCCAATGAGTGTTATGATGCAAGATTTATTAAACACATACAAGTATGGATGGAAGACTTCATACTATCAGAACACTTATGATTACAAAACTGATCCAAGTGAACTAGAAGATGACAAACCAGAAGAAGCACTAGCACCCAGTGAAGTTGACATGACAGAGGATGCTGACTGCGATGCATGTGCAATCTAAATGGTTGACAACAGGCGCATACTAGCATATACTTGTTAGTATGCGTCACACAGATATACATAGGAAGTAAGATGGCAAAAACAGTTTTTAATAAAGAAAAAGTAGACTTCACAAAGCAGAATATGTTCTTTGGTGAAGATCAAAACACACAGCGTTACGATACATTTCGTTTCCCTGTGTTTGACAAACTTAACCAAACAATGCTTGGTTATTTTTGGCGTCCTGAGGAAGTAAGTCTACAAAAAGACAGAGCAGACTTTGCTAACTTCCGTCCAGAACAAAAGCATATTTTTACAAGCAACTTAAAATATCAAACACTGCTCGATAGTGTCCAAGGACGTGGTCCATGCCTAGCATTTTTGCCGCATGTTTCACTTCCTGAACTAGAAGGATGTATTGTTACTTGGGACTTCTTTGAAACAATCCACTCACGTAGCTATACACACATTATGAAAAATGTGTATGCTGACCCAAGTGAAGTATTTGATACTATCTTAGATGATGAAAAGATTATCGCTCGTGCAACAAGTGTTACTAAACACTATGATGAGTTTACTGAAGCCGCTGATGCATTTAATCACAGAGGTGAAGGCAGTGCATACGAAGTTAAGAAAAAACTTTATATGGCAATGATGACTGTAAACATTTTAGAAGGATTGCGTTTCTATGTAAGTTTTGCTTGTACGTTTGGTTTTGGCGAACTAAAACTAATGGAAGGCAGTGCTAAGATTATTAGTCTTATTGCTCGTGACGAAGCACAGCATCTAGCACTAAGCACACACGTATTGAAGTTGTGGGCACAAGGCAAAGACGATCCAGAGATGGCTAAGATTGCTAAAGAGTGTCAAGAAGATGTATACGAACTATGGCGCGAGTGTGTTCTAGAAGAAAAGGACTGGGCTGACTATCTATTTAAAGATGGATCAATGATTGGACTTAATGCTGCTCTGCTTAACCAATATGTAGAATATATTGCAAACCGCAGACTTAAAGCACTTGGCTTTAACGCAATCTTTGATCAGCCAGTAAACACTAACCCACTACCGTGGACACAACATTGGTTAAGTAGCTCAGGGCTACAAGTTGCACCACAGGAAACAGAAGTTGAAAGTTATGTCATTGGCGGCATCAAACAAGACGTAACAACAGATTCCATTAAAGGATTTAGTCTATGATTATTATCTGGGGTAAACCGCAATGTTCACATTGCGAATCAGCAAAACGATTACTGGATAGTCGTGAACTCGAGTATGAGTACAGACAACTAGGAGTAGACTTTGAACGTGAGGAAGTTATAGCAGAATTTCCAGAAGCACGTACATTTCCACAGATAGTAATCAATGGAAATAAAATAGGCGGGTATGATCAACTTGGAACATACCTAGAAGAAACAGGTTATAACGGAACAGGACACACATTATAATGTTAATTGAAACACCATACAAAGACGGAGACACCGTGTCTCTAAAACTAAGTTCAGGCGAAGAAATTGTTGGAAGACTAGAAGAAGAAACTCCAACTAAATTTGTATTAACTAAGCCTATGGTATTAATTATGCAACAACAAGGTTTAGGACTAGCACCTTACATGTTTAGCGTATCTCCCGACGCAAAGTTTAATATTTTAGCTACTACAGTTAGTTGTGTTGCAAAAACAGAAGGTGAAATTGCTGATCAATATATTGCAACTACCAGCAATATTCAAATGGCATAAATCCTCGCATAAATATATTATACTATAATGCAAGGAGTGTAAATGTCAATTGCTGGCGCAAATATATTTGAGGAATCAACTACTGAGGGTGTAGGTCAGACTACAATCATCCATCCGGATGTAGATACAGATCCAGGCAGTTCGCCACCGGATCATATACACATTGATTATGATCTTGCTCATCAGGCTTGTCTAGCAGAAATAGCAAGTTTGTTTGAAGATATTCAAGCAGACTTGCGTATCATTACTGATCGTGCAGATGATAGAGCAAAAGGTTCATACGTTCGAAATGCCGATACAGTTGCTAATAATCCTGCAAACATAGCAGCCGCAGCCTCTACATTTGTAAACATGCAAGAGACAGGTACACTTGACCTAGTAAATGCAGAAATTGGTAACCCAACTAATTTAGGCAATACAAGTGCAGCAAATTATAATGCACTAGCTAATACTACACCTACCCGAACTGCTACAGAAACAAGAACACAATCACAAAGTCCAGGATATGGCGCATCTACTGCTATAGTGGGCAAAGATGGCATATCATATTTTGAAAATACTGTACCGCTTGACCAACTTACTTTAGCATCAGGCACAGCCGATGGCAATGTTTTATATACAATGGTTGGATCTAGAACGTTGCCTATTCAAGCAGAGTTATTTAATATCTTAGAGACAGCAGCAACAGCAGCAAAAGTCAATGTATCGATCACCAGTGGCGGACAAGTTCCAGTAAGTGAAGGCGGTGTCGCCGGCAGAAATAGATCAGGATCAAATAGATTTGACAAAGGTTATGCAGCAGAATTAAGACTTACAGATAGTAATGATATAGAGTTGTCTACACTTGTGCCTGAACAACTTGTAGTTATGATAAAGTTTGCTGAAGCATGTAGAGATGCTGGTGCAACAGCAATAGGCATGGGCAACGGTTATCTAAATAACATTGGTGTACATGTAGATATTTCTTGGACAGGACAGAAATCCAATTACATATCAGGCATACTACCATTGAGATATTGGGGAGGCACTAACGGCAGAGTAGCTCCTCTTTACTTACAAGAACTTATGACACCTAGGGATAATGTATAATGCCAGATCCATATCAACATATAGACATGACTCCGGAGTACAACCGGATCATTACAGCACTCACAGGAATACGCGATGATATTAGACTATTACAAAGATTACAGTCTGATCCTGAATCGGGAATTGTTACTAACAACGTACTAAATGACTTTCAAAGAGCACTTGTTGCAACTTCGTTAGGAGGCGCAGCAACTACAATTGCATCAGCAATTAATGCAGGTACAGTAAGCGCAAATGGCGGCGGCATAGCTACACCAAGCGGCGATAGTAGTGGAGACTTAACAGCAGAACGAACTAGTATACTTTCAGCACTGGGAGTAACAGAAGACCCAGACGATTTAAAAGTGTTAATGAGAGAAGCAGGATTTTATTATTGGGAAGCCAAAGGAACCGCAGGTCCAGATGATGGGCTGAGAGGTTCAACTGTAATTGTAACACCGTTCGCCAAAGGTGAACAACTAGGATTTGACAACGAAGTTAATGGACAGATAACGGCAGGATCACCTAGTGGTCCACCTGATCAAATACCAAATCCAAGCAAGCCTCGCAAACGTTGGCCTTTTGCAAGAGCAGAAGGTTCAACAGCATCGCAAAATGCCAATCCTAATGCAGACTTAATTGATCCAGCAACAGGTCAAGTAGTAGCAAGAACACCAGCAGAGCAAGCAATAATTGACAGAGCAGGTACAACACCTCCACCAGCAGTAGATTATAATAACCCAGGAGCGCAATAATGCAAACTAGAGGACTATACAGACAAGGTGATTCAGATAGCGACGGTGACAAGCCAGTATCTTTTTCAGGTAATGTTTTTGCAAACGGCGGACCAACTCTCGGCGGAGCAGTAGCAGATATACTAGGTCTAGATGACACTGTAGGTATTAGTGATGCGGAAGCTAGAGCAATACTTGAAGGTCGAGCAGCAGAGATAGCTGATGGAGTTGATCCTGATACTCTAGAAGCACTCGAAACGTACGGTGGCGGATCGCCAGGCGGCACTAGTCCAGTAACAGGAAATACAGGTGCAGATGGAGCACCAGGAAGTGATTCAGCAACAGGAGCTGATAGTCAAACTGATTCTCAAGTAGATAGACCAACATCAGAATGGATCATAGTTCAGTCACACGTCAATCCTAGAGTTTTGTCACAGGTATGGACCAATGCAGAAAATCTTGCAAAATCACTAGGACGTCCGATTACATTGAATAGCGCATATCGTACACCTGAATATAATCGTAGTGTTGGCGGTGCAAGGAACAGTATGCACGTTCAGCGTAAAGCAATTGATGTTCAGTGGGGAACTTCGAGTGTCCAGGGTCGAGTTAATGTAATACAAAAAGCTATTGATGCAGGATTTACAGGCATTGGATGCTACAACGGTTTTATACACATGGACATCGGCGGCAAACGTCAATGGGGACCGAACGGTAGTAGAACAGGGCAGTTTGCACAATACAAACCTGTACTACAAGCAAACGGTTATACATTATAGGTTGACTACTTGCTCTTTCTATGTTATAGTAAAGCATAATATAAAAGAGGCAATATGAAATATAATAAAAAAGTAATACTGACAGACGCTGACGGTGTGCTTCTCAATTGGGAATACGCATTTTGCTGTTATTTAGAGCAGCGCGGATACACACAAATTGAAAACGGCAATTGGGAATATGATATTGCCAAACGATTTGGTATTTCTCGCAACGAAGCAGTTAAACATGTAAAAGTGTTTAATGAAAGTGCAGCAATGGGATTTCTACCTGCACTACGTGATGCCATGTTTTACGTCAAGCGACTACACGAAGAACACGGATATATATTCCGTTGCATTACATCTATGAGTTTAGATCCTAATGCTTATAAACTTCGTAAAATGAATTTAGAAAAGCTGTTTGGTGAAACAGCCTTTGAAGAATTAGTTTGTTTGGATACAGGTGCAGACAAAGACGAAGCACTTGCACCTTATAAAGATTCAGGTTTATACTGGATCGAAGACAAGCTATCTAACGCAGTACTTGGTTTAGACTTAGGTTTGAAACCTATACTGATAGAGCATGGATTTAACATGCACGAAAATGTTCCAGAAGGTATGACTAAGGTAGTCAACTGGAAGGAACTTTATAATCATATTACAGGAGAAAAAATATGAGTGATAAAACACAACATGAACAGATTGTTGCAGCATTTGAAACTTACCTTGTTGAACATGCAGCATGGGAAGAAAAGAATGTCAAAGCAGCAGCAACCCGCGCCCGAGGCGCACTAGGAGATCTAGGCAAGTTAACAAAAAGCCGTAGAGCAGAAATCCAAGAACGCAAGAACTCAATGTAATGAGCGGGCAAAGACGTTGGCTCAGAACTTGGGCAAGAACAGTCGGAATGCCCGTTGGACTTACGGACGACGATAAGCCAGAGTTTCTTCCTATATCGCAAACTGATGTAAAGAAGGCACTGGCTTTTCGTACCTTTTGGATCATATTGCATGTACTAACATGTTGTATGATTATTATAGGCAACGGACGTACACTTAATTTTTGGTAAAGAGAAAGACAATTTATGAATCCAACACCTAGACAACCTGACGAAGAGTCAAAACGATTAATGGATGAATACCTTGCCAAAGGCGGCAAGGTTACTACATGTGAACCATTTGCCCGCACTGAAAATTTAGAAGTTAAAGGCGGATTTTATGGACGCAAACCAAAGAAAAAAGAAGAATGAACGTACAACAAGGTGATAAAGCAGTAATTGTCTTTAGCATAAATCCTAGTAACGTAGGACGATTTGTATACGTTGCAGAATACATTGGCAAGTTTCAAGCAGGTGAACAGTTTGAAGCATATGGAATGACTTCTGAGTGTGCTGTAACAGATCACTACTGGTGGATTGAAGCAGAAGATCTAAACATTCAACTAGGGCCATCGCCCAAAGCATATATTGCTGATAGCTGGCTACGCAAACTTGTAGATCCAAACAAAAAAGTAACAACTAAAGTATCAAAAGAACTTGACATGTTTAATTAAACGTGTTATAAATAGTATGTAACGTTGAAGCAATTCAAACGCTATACAGGACCCGGGGGCGGTACCCGGCAGCTCCACCATAGATACACTGTTTAAAAAGGAACATTGTTCTGGGCATGGCCAACGAAATCTCCTATTTGAGGTTGGCAGTGTATCTTTGATGGGGCTGAACTAGGATCGACTGGTAGTTAATAGAGTTAGTGGAGTTATCGGGATGTAAGCGCCGTTACCGCGAACAAACTTAATAATTGCAAACGCAAATTATTCATTAGCAGCCTAGGCTGTTACGAGGTAGTTAGGCCTTGTTACCAAACATAGCAGAAAAGCACCTTCGGGTGCTTTTCTTTTATCTGCTACGTTTTAGCGCACCTATAATTATTGACTTCATGTCAAAAACATGCTATATATAATACACACAGAGAGAGAAAGGATTCTCAAATGAACAACAATCCAAAGCCCATTGGCTGGGCAACCACAATATCAGAACTTATAAACATTCCACGTGAAATGTGGGACAGCGTAATGACAGTAGAAAAGTCACCACTACGTAACTTAGACCCTATGGTAGGACATATGATCTTCCAGTGTCTATTCTTTATCTGGAGTGGTATCTTTGCCCTAATGGTAGGAAGCTATCTTGCTTTTGGTATTAGT